ACAGATCTTTCATCTTATTCATAAAGTCTTCGGCGATTTCAGTTCTCAGACCAGTTTGGATGGCTACTTTATTTTCTTCCATCCAGTTTTCAACTACGTAGTTTAAATAGCTGTCAACTTTCTCTACGAGATCATCTTTGGTAGAAGTAATTTCTGCCTCGAGCTCTTCGTTGTATTTTTCTTCTAGACGATCAATTTCTTCAGCAAGCTTTGACTTAATAGCTGCTTCAAAAATGATAGCGGTTTTTTCTTTAAACTCTTCAGACAATGTAGCTTCATTAGCCATAATTGCATTTAAGTCATCAGAAAAATCTGCTTCGTAGTTAATTGAAATATCATTTTCAATTACTACACCATCTTCGGTATCGAAATCTTCAGCCATGATTTTTCCGTACATAGCAGCAAGATCTTCTTTTTTCATCTTGGATGCTTTCATGTACATAGCATTAATCATACCAGCTTTTGTGCCTGGCATTTTTGGCATTGGATCTTGTTTACCCGAATCGCCTTTACGCTTTGCTGCAGTACCAGTTGCATCACCTGCTTTATCAACAGATGCTACAGACTGTGCTTCAGCATTCTTTGGATCATGAGCTTCTTCCACGACTTCGTTGTCATCATGGAGGTCAATCTCTTGATCTTCGATTTGATTTTCATCAGTCATAATTGACTCCTTTTTTATTTAGTTTTGAGCAACGAGAGGAAATTCTTAAACTCACGAACCTGAGCCTCATAGAGATCAGCACGTGGAGCCTTTTTAATTTCAGTCTCCATTTTTTCAATAGCTTGTGGCTCAATAATGCCGTTGTTCCATACCCACTCAACACCTTCCATAACCCCATTAACAAAAGCGCTAGGTGCGGAGGGATCTTGAACAATATCTACTGCATTTAGTAGAAAATCGCCTTTGACGACCATTGCGTCATTATTTCGCTGCAAACTTCCCATACCACGAGTCGAAACACCCAGTTTGACACCACCATCAAGTAGACCTTTAACAATCTGACCCATTGGAGTTTCCAAAATGGTTGCCTTTCCAACAACATCGTTACCTTGCCATTTCAAGGATTCGATCTTGTGTGAAACTTTATCTAGATTAACGGTTGGTCCTTCAGGGTGGTTTAGTTCCCCGACTGCACGTCCCTTTTGTACTTGTTCAACATTATACTTGTTAACAGCACCTTCCATGACGTCTTTAGGATAAATCCTACCGTTTCTATTTTTCTGTTCAGCTGACATGAATACACCTTCGATAGAGTAGGATTTACTTCCATCTTTACGAGCTTCAGTAAGCACCTCTAAATTATCTTCGGTATATTCTGATATCAGTTTCATTTTTTATAAACCTTTACGAATTCTAATCCTGCTTTTTCAGCTTCCCTTTGAGACGAATAAGCATCAAGCCTATCCCCATCCACATACGTAACATAACGACCTTGATCTTTATGTACCATAACAGAAACACCTTTAATTTTTTTATCAAAGACATGTTTCCCTTTTGGCATACGCCCGGTTAGTTCTCGAATCTGAAAAAACGATTTCATTTCTTTTCCTACGTATTATTTATAATATTATTGTTTTTTAAATAATTTATCGATATTCAATTAAATCATTTAAATCAGGCTTATTTTCTTCTCTAGCTGTACCTAATTTAAATTCAGTAGACTGCGTATCTTTCATATCTTTAACACTATATCCAATTTGTACAACTAAAATAGGCATTTCGTTTATCCAGGGAAATACAGACCAACCATCCCCAACTTGACCTGTACCACCCTTATCCCATTCCTTTTGCTTTTTTTCCCATACCCATTCTGGAAATGATTTTATATAAGATATATCTAATCTATTTTCTAAACATAAACTTGCCAATACCTGAGTATATAGACCTACTTCAACGCATGCTAAACCAATATTACTAATTGACCTAAATCTATTAGAATCTATTTGCGCAAATCTAGTTCTGCCGACAAATTCTTTTTCATAATGTCTTGAATGAGCCGATGTAAATTTATTATGCTTAGCCTGTCTTAATTCAAATATTAAATTCCAGGGTGCTTCCTTATAAGAATTGCTTACACCTACTGCTGCATCAACGTGCCAATTATTAACAGCTCCTTTTTTCCATAATGCACAAATACTACCTAATAAAACTTTTTCTTTATAGTTTTCTGGTCCTATTACATGAATCTTAAATGGATATAAATTCTGTTTAGAAGGAGCTAAGTCGAAGGCTTTAGATAATAAATCATGGATTAATTGTTTACTTGGTATTTTTTTAGGATCCCAAATTTCTCTAATTTGCCTACGCTTTTTTAATAAATCCTCCACAGACATCTTATTTTAATTTACGTCTTCGTCTTGTCCGTCGTCTTCAAAACTGGCGTCTTCCCATTCGGAATCTTCTTCCTCTTCATCGCCGCTCTCTGAGCCGAGGTCAAGCTCGAGCTGTGAGTCATCTTCATCCCCCATGAGGTCTTCATTATCCTCATCATCAGGTTCTGCTCCGTTATACATTTGATTAGCTACACTAATTTTTTCTTGATCAAGTAGATCTGACATTTTAATAGTAACCATATCATTAAATAAATCATTGGCTTTATTAAAATTCTGGTCAATAGCATAATTAATCATATCTTGGATCGGATTAGTTTCTACTTCCGCTTGTACTTCTTCACTCATAATTTATTCTCCTTGAGTTGCAACTGGTTTTAGTTCAAATTTTTGAGATGGTTCAGCTTGTTGTTGCTGCTCTTCTTCATCAGGTTGCTCTTCTTGCTCGCCTGATATTTCTTTATTAATACCTTCAATGTCTTCATCAGAAAATTGAAGAACGTTCTTCTGTACCCATTCTTTAGAAAAATACTCACCTACATAATTAGAAATTTGATCTAATGTTTGTAATTTTTCTCTTAATAGTTCTGCATCCTTTAATTCTGTAAAATGATTATCCCTAACAAAATCAAGAACAATATCATTCTTTATACCATTCCAGTCTTCTTCGTTAATAACACCTTTTAGAATTAATTGCTTTTTTAAAATATCATAAAAAAGATGTGCAAATCTTGTACGAAGTCTATCAATAAACTTTTGGAATTTTAATTCATCTCTTGAAACTTCTGTGGATCTTCCAAGACTAAACTGATTTTCAGATTCTAATCTAGAAATAGGTACATTTAAGGAACGATATAGTCTTTTTTGAAAATAAACAATATCATCAATCTGTCCAAGATTTTCACCACCTGGTAGTGTACTAATTTCAGTACCACGTCCGCCTTCACGTCTTGGTAACCAGAAATCTTCTAGCATAGACATATGCTTACGATCGTCTCTAATCTCACCGGTTGCGGCATCATAAACTAATTTGTTACGATAACGTGCCATAATATCTTTCATATATTGTTCGGCTTTACCTCTTGGTAAGTTACCTACATCAATATAAAAGATACGACGCTCAGGAGCGCGCGCGAGGCGATAGATGACCAAAGAGTCTTCCATCATACGTAATTGGTTAATTGGCTTTAGTGCTTTATGAAGATAAGAAATAACTTTCTTACGACCTTCGTCTAGAAGACCAGATGTACAATATGAAATTGAATCAAGTGTAAGTTTTACACCTGAATTTGCTTGCCCTGGTTTTTCTTGGTAAATATAATATTCATCTACTTTTTCGATTAAGTTAACACCAGTTTGAGGATCTTTTTTCTTTTTGACCTGTTTAACTTTCCGCATTTTTGCAGAATCGATAGGACGAATCTCTTGAATACCTGCTTTTAAATTAGATTCATTTACGACTAAGTGATGAAAAATACGTCCATCTACATACCAACGTCTGAATATGTCGTGACCTAATTCATTAAAGTTTAACATACTATAAATGTTATCGAATTCTTCTTTAATAATCTTTTTAATTTTATCGCTTTGATCAAGATTATCCATATTAATATCAACGGATTGTTCTAGTTCACCACCAACAATTGATTCATTAGTAATATCTTCAATAGCCATGTCTACTTCAGGATGCATAGCAACACCGCGATATTTCATAACTAAGTGGTAATTATCCTTTGAATCATCACCATCAATATTAATGTATTGCCCATAGTGAGTACCAGCTGCAGTTACATAACCAGCTCCATCATCATCTCGTGCAGGGACAATTGACGGCTTTTTGCTCGGATCTTCAGTCTCTGCCCTTTTAATTTCAAAACCAAATAACTTAAGTGATCTATTATCTGCCATTATAAATTCCTAATTAGAGTAAGAAGAGAGCGAGCGAACCCGCTCTCTTTCATATATTTATCTAAGATGTAGTTGTAGGGTTTAAGCTATCGAAATACTGATACTGGAACGTACATGTAAATCTTTCGATTTCATCGTTTGATCCATAGTTCAGATCGATTGGACTTAAATCAGTTGGGAATGCACCACGGAAAATGTATTCCTTTAGTGAACTTCCATCTCTATCCAATTGTTCTACTCTTAGGTCTGCTTCGTAATCAATTGGTGAAGTTAAACCAGTATTTGCACTATGTGCATTCATACCGTTCATCCAACGCTCCATTGAATTACGAACTGCAAAGTCCGTGTCATTAATGATAGTGACTGTCCATTCTGCGAATGTCCGATCGCCTGCCATTTTTAACTGACGCCCTCGAAATGGTACTACAATGATACCCATTGTAGATCCTGGAAGTTGCGCCGTTTCACAAAGGAAAGACGTTAGTTCAGGATCACCATTTGCATAACCCGGAAAGTTAATAGTGGCCTTGAATAGATTTGGTCTAGCGCCACCACCTCTGAGTTTGGATTTGAAATCATCAACTCCTAAAATTGCCATTTTGTTATCTCCTTAGCGCTATTAAACTGTGCCTACGACTTCTTCAAAGTCGACGCCAGTTCTAACTGCCACAAAGTTCAAAGTGACATAGTTGATGGAACGTGCCGGCTTGATGAAGATGTTGGCGATGAACTCATTACGGTCAACTACTGCTGCTGTATTGTTTGTTTCGTCACAAACGACACGGAAGTCAGTAATACCACGTCTGCCTTTTACTTCTCTTAAGACTGGCTCTACGATATTAACAAATTCTGCTCTTGTGAATTCATCGTTGAACTCGAACATAACTTGTTCTGCTGCTCTACTAATTGCTCTTTCGAGAACCAAGAAAAGTCGACGTACGTTAATACGATCGAATGCAGATGGTCTACTTAAGCCTGTCTTATCACCGAATAAGATAACACCCTGACCTGGTATATTAGCAATCGGATTAACACTTGCTTTATACAAAGTATCTCTTTGAGCCTTTGTAGGGGTATATGCAATCGAAGTAATACCTAAATACTGACCTCTTCTAGAACCAGCAGGAGAGAACCATGGAGCACGGTTAAGATCTGTTGCTGCCATAATACCAGCTGTTGAAGAAGATGCAGGAATAAAGATATACTGATCGTTGTATTTGTCATATACCTTAAGGTAGTTATTATCATTTACTACGTATGAACTATTAGTAAATGTATCAATTGTTGAAACCACATTTGTTACTGCAGTTGCTGCAGAGTTAACATTAACTACGTCGTTTCTAGCAGGAGAAGCAACTGCAACGCAGTCTTTTCTAGCAATTGCTGTTGAAATAAGGTCATTAACGACTGTAGTTTGATCTGCTCTAACAGTCATACCTGGGGCAATAAGAAAATCTACCTCTACGATATCTTTATCTTCAAAAAGATCGTATCCACTTAAGAATTCTGCAGTTCCTAATACACCAGAGTTAGCACCTCCAGCAAAATCGTAACTAGTAGCTACACTTAATCCATTACTGAAGTTATCACCACTATCGGCAGTAGTACCAGCTGCAGCAGATGCTCCGGAGAAATTAACATCAAATCCTGTTAACCATACATACTCGGATCTTTCATTAATAACATCTTTTACATAATTGGTTTCACCCTGTAAACCCTTTGCATTAGATGCTAATGAAACGAACGGGAATGTTTCTAATACTGAACCAGGTGTACCTGTAAACTTACCATTTTTATCGATAACTACTGCATGGATTTCATCATTCGATGCAGAAAGTTGAGATGCAAAAAAGCTAGTTGAAGGTACTCTGTCAAAATTTGAAGAATATGTCCATGCGTTAAATGCTGTAGAATTAGCAGGACATAATTGTACTTGTAGTGAATTACCTAATTCACCCGGGTATTTTGCTAAGAATGTATGACTGTCTGAGTCTAAAGCAGCCTTTTGTGATTCGAAATCGGATGCATTATTAACTTTTTCTAATGGTAATGATCCACCACTATCAGCTGCTAATTGACCCGTTGTTGAACGAGCATTATAGCATGCAGAAGTTGCTTCTCTTACCACTTGTAGAGAGTTTGAATAACGCAAATAGTATGCTGCGTTATGAAAATCGATTGTATTAGCGGAGTCTGGTGAAGCGAAATTATCTACCAATTCTGCTTCATTGGCGATAGCTGTTCGCTGACCAACTGGACCCCATCTAAAATTACCTACGATTGCGCCTGTAGTTGACTGGACATTTGGCACACCGCCAGTCAGATCTATCTCTTTGACGACAACCGCTGGTGATTCGGACGGTGTAAAGAGTGCCATATTTGGTTTCCTTCTCGGTTACAAATTATAAGAATTTCATAATACGGTTGTTCAATTAGTATTATTTATAATAATTGCAATTTTATAATTCGTTAGAGTATTCTATTGCCCATGGGGATTCATCTTGTTCAATCTTTTGAATGTGATCTGATGCATCATCAATAAAGCCAAATGGTACAATATCATCTTCAATTTCTTTCATTTTATGTTTAAATAACATATCTTTTAAATTAATATCTGTCATGTCGCCAAAATACTGAGTTGATGAAAAATAACCAAACATAACTAAATTCATCATTAAATCATCATGGTTACCATCAGATGCTTCATAGGATTGACCCTTTGCAACAAATGTTGATATCTCCATAATAGTATTTTCATCTACGATATTTAACTTATTATTTTCTAATATATCTTTAATGGCAGAACAACCAAGTCTTTTAACTTTACGATTCATTTCAATACCAATTGCATTTGCTTTAATAGCAGATTCAACATGTACATTTTCATATTCTAAATCGTGATATAGACCATTGCAAACAACTGTTCCTTGATCATTTGATTCAATTACTACATAGGCATCATTATAAGACTTTGCGTATTTATAAATAATATTCGGGAAGAGTAAAGGAGAGATAGTGTTATTGCGATATACAGCAACCTGTGCAAACGGGGACACGCTAATATCGATCAAGTTAAAAGTTGAATAGTCCTGACCTCTTCCCTT